TATAGAAAAGTTAATGAATGGAGCAAAGTAAAAGATATAGAATTTGGTTGGAATACAATTGCACACCCTACTTTTATGGCACCTGAAATATTAGGTCATCATGCTACAAAGTATTTCGATGAATTATTAGATGTAGTACCTGATAAGTTTGATTGGCATGAAGTATTGAATGGATTTAAAACACAGGTAGTTAGTCATAAAGTTGATGATAAGAGACTATTAAAGTTAACTAGATATTTAGACAATATAGACAAAAGAAGAGATACTGATTGGAAATCTCTATATCCTTATTTAAATGAAATTAAAACCGTCTGAAGGAAATAAAACGTTTTGTATGGCACCTTGGTCTCATACATATCTTTCACCACAAAGTGAGAGAAGAATGTGCTGTGCCTCTAGAGAAAAAGCAGATTGGGCTACTCAATATTTAGATTCGGAAGATGCTGATAAAGGATCAACCTATAACCCAGGTACTTTAGACGATCATTGGAACTCAGAATATATGAAAGGTATAAGAAGAGATCTTATGGCTGGTAAAGAAATACCACAATGTCAAGTATGTAATGATCAATTACTCAATGTATCTATCTATAGAGATTATTTTAATAAAACTCTATTTCCAAACAAGATTGATGAAGCGTTTGAGAAGACTAGAGAGGATGGTTATACTGAAATGAAACCTATATCGTTTGATTACAGAATAAAAAACTTATGTAATTTTAAATGTAGAATGTGTGGAGATCAACTATCATCTTCTTGGGAAGCAGAAAGACGTATGATGGGTGATTACGATCAAGAAGAAAATACAGACTTTTGGGCTAGAAAAGAAAATAAACCTGCTATAGAAGCCTTCCAAAGAGATGTAGCAGAAGCTGAACTATGGAAAGCAGTTAAAGACGGAACTATAGAAGAGATATATTGGGTTGGGGGTGAACCTTTAATGTGGGAGATACATTGGGAAATAATGCAATACCTTATCGATCACGATTTAGCTAAAAATGTATGGATAAGATATAATAGTAACTTTTCTAGATCAAGATATAAACTATGGGACCTAAGAGATATGTTACCTCATTTTAAAATGGTGCAAATGTGTGCATCTATTGACGGTACAGGTGAAATAGTTGAATATGTTAGACATGGAATAAAATGGGATAGTTGGATAGCTAACTTTAAAGATTTTTTATTTTTAAATAAACAATATGGACAGTACGGTATAGCTTTTGACTTAACTATTACTACTCCAGGTTTGTTTAGTTTAAAGGATTTATTTGATTTAAGTTTAGAGTTAGATGTTCATACCTTAATTAAGACAACTTTTGCTTTTGATAGTAGTATAATGATGTGTCCTCAAGTTTTACCTAGAGATCTATTTGAAGAAGTAATAGATGATGTATTAGATTACATTAAACCGAAAATTAAAGTTAATACTAAGTATGAATATTGGATAACTTGTTTAGAAGACTTAAAAAACAGACAGGTATTTTCAGAACAATACCCTGATTGGAAAGAAGGATTAAAGTTAGGTAAAGAAAGATTAGCTAAAGTAGATAAATTTCGTAGAAACGAAGGTGTTTTAGATAAAATATATTTAGAGAATAATAAAAAAGTATACGATTGGTGGAAAAGCAACTTGATATAGGAAAGAGTCCTACTACGTCCTTTTGTGTGTTACCATGGATTCATCTGGCTACACATCCAATTGGTACAGTAACTCCTTGTTGTGTTACCGAAATGAAAAACGGTGCATCTACTGCTGCTCATGAAGATGATGATAGAGCTCATTTATTTATGACTAAAGATAGTCTAGATTCAATTGCTAATTCTAAAAAATTCAGAACTATAAGAAAAGAGATGATGGAAGGTAAAACACCTTCTGTATGTCAAAAATGTTATAAGTATGAACAAGGTGGTGTAGAATCTAAACGAATAGAATCTAATAAATTATTTGAAAAATATATTGATGAATGCTTTCCCAATACCAATTCTGATGGCAGTTTAAAAAAAGTAAAATATAATTACGTTGAATTACGGTTAGGTACAGTGTGTAATTTAAAATGTACTACTTGTAACCCATTTTCTTCTAATAGGTGGCATCAAGATGTAAAATTTTATAAAGGTACTGAATTCGAAAAAGATTACTTTAAAAATGAAATAAAAACTGAATGGTTTAGAGATTATAACTTTTATGACGAACTATATTCTAAATGTGAAGATTTACAAGAAATATGGATCAATGGAGGTGAACCTACCTTAATAAAAGAACATGGATATTTTTTACAAAAATTTATAGATGATGGTTCTTGTAAAAATATAGATCTACACTATAGTTTAAACTGTACTCAAATGCCAGACCACTTTATAAAAATGTGGAAAAATTTTAGAAGAGTACGTCTACAGTTATCTATAGATGATTTAAGAGAAAGAAACTATTATGTTAGATTTCCTTCTGATTGGGATACCATAATGAAATCGTATCGTAAAATTTTACAATATAGAAATACTTTTAAATTAGAAGTTTGTCAAACAGTAAGTGCGTTGAATGTATTTAACATAGATAATTTTAAAAAATGGACGTTAGATGATGATATGATAGTTTCTCATAACTATGTACACTACCCTGATCATTTACATGTAAGTTTAATACCAGAAGAAATGAAACATCACATATTGGATAATATTCAGTATATGAGAGAAGATGAAATACAAAGACTTAAAATAGAATTATTTAGAAAACATACTGAAAAAGATATAAAAAGATTTCACAGTTTTATTAGACTTAATGATAGAGGTAGAAAAGTAAAAATTAATGATTACCTTCCGGAATTTGATGGAGTAATTGAAAGTAACGAATGGATTTAAAAAATTATATCTGTACTAACCCATTTATCTATACAGAGATTACTGTAGATAAGCAACACATGTGCTGTAATGAGTGGATGGGGTTAGATATTAAAACAAAAGGTTCTTTAACTGATAATTGGAATAGTAATAAAGCAAAATCAGCTAGACAATCAATGTTAGACGGTACTTTTAAATATTGCTCTACTGATAAATGCCCACACTTAAACGATGTAGTACATAATGATAGACCTTCTGGACCTGTAAAAATAAAAACAGATGAGTTGGTAAAAGAACTTAAGAGTTATAAGTTACCTAATTCTATGAAGGTTGTATTTGATAGTGCGTGTAATTTAGCATGTCCTTCTTGTAGAGTTGATTTCATAAGAAATGAAAACTACATAACTAATAAATCTAGAGATATTTTAACAGATATAGAAAAATCATATGGAGAGTCATTAGAATTTATTTCAATGTCTGGATATGGAGATCCATTTTATAGTGAAGCTTTATTTGAATGGTTATGTAACTTCTCTACTGAAAAATATCCTAATATGACTAACATACATATGCATACTAATGCAATGTTGTGGAACGAAAGAAACTGGGAAAAAATTAAACCTGCTCAACCTTTTATTAAATCAGCTGAAATATCAATTGATGCTTCTAATCCTGAAACGTATCATAAAGTTAGAAAAGGAGGTAAGTGGGATTTACTTTTAAAAAATTTAGAATTTATAAACTCTTTAGATCAAGTAAAAAATATTATTTTATCTTTTGTAATTCAAAATGATAATTACGATCAAATAGTTTCTTTCTATAAGTTAATGGATAGTATTTTTCAAAAAGAAAGAGACTTAACTTTTCAGTATTATAAGATATTAAATTGGGGTGTTTTATCAGATGATGAATTTGAAGATAAAGCAATATGGAATACTAATCACCGTAACCATAATAAATTAGTTGAACAAATCCAATTACTAGATTCATTTAATGATAAAAGAATAGTACATAGTTTACATGGGATATAATAAAGACTTACTTAAAGAATCTAAAACGTTTTGTTTAGCTCCTTGGCTATCAGTTCATACATGGCCAGATGGTCGAACTTATCCTTGTTGTCTATGGTCTTCTCATAACCCTGTAGGTAATGTAAACGATCAAACATTAGAGGAAATATGGAATAATGACAAAATGAAACAAACCAGAACTGGTATGTTAAATGGTGAAAAAATTAGTTCATGTAAAAGATGTTACCATTTAGAAGAAACAGGTGATAGATCATATAGAGAAAGAATAAATAAAGAACATTGGGATAAAATTGAATATGTTGACCATACAGACAAAGATGGTAAGTTAGATATAATGAATTTACACTTATGGGACATACGTATATCTAATTTTTGTAATTTTAAATGTAGAAGCTGTGGTTTAGGTTTAAGTTCATCATGGTATTCAGACACAGTTGCTTTAGGTAACAAAGCAGATAAGGCTTTGATAAATATTAATGATAAAGCTTCGTTTATGGATATGTTAGAACCTCACTATAGTTGTGTAGATGAAATTTATTTTGCTGGAGGAGAACCATTAGTTATGCCTGAACATTATCAAATACTAGATAAATTGATAGAATTAGGTAGAACAGATGTTAATATAAGATACTCTACTAATTTTTCAAAAATGACATTTAAAAATAAGCATATTTTTGATTATTGGAAATATTTTACTAACTTGGAGTTATACGTTAGTATAGACGGTGTAGGTAAAATAGGTGAGTACGTTAGAAAAGGGTACGACGATAATTTATTTGCAAGTAACGTAAAAGATTATCAAAATTCTAATATAAAAGCAACTGATTATGCTTATGCAATTACTTACGGTACTTTAAATTATTTACATTTATTTGATATGGTGTTAAATTTTATAGAAAGAGACTTTATAGATAAAGATGCTTTTAAAGGAAGTCGAACATTATTTTTTAGCCCTATAGACTACCCTGCATATTATGATTCAGTTTATTTACCAGATAGATATAAAGAAGCATTTGCAAAAAGATTAAATAATTTTGGTAAAGAACTAGATAAAACAGGTATTAGTAGTTATGTACGTAAGGATATATTAGAAAAATTAGATACTGTCTATAAAAGAAGCATAACAAAAGATTTTGATATAAATCAAATGACTGAATGTAAAACTATGACCGATAAGTTAGACAAAATTAGAAAAGAAAAGTTTGAAGACGTTTTTGAATATTATGAATCTTCAGATGATTTTATTAGAAACAGTAATTCAATGATATGACAACAAGATTAAATAACGACTGGTCAAGATTTTGGATATTTGGTGATTCGTTTTCTACAAGTTGGAGGAAAGGTTTTGAAGAGTTTCCTAACCAAAATTTATATATAGAAAGAGAAGCTAAAGATGGTAACGAAATTGTAGGTGATTTTGAATACTGGTTAATCAAAGCAAACAATAAAGCAAAATTAACATTCTTGTATCAGAATTACGCCAAAGGAGGTAATAGTACCAACTCTATTTTGAATAAAGTGGATCACTGTTATAAATTTTTTAAAAGAGGAGATGTAGTATTGTTACAATTATCTTTAAACGGTAGAGTAGCAACTATTGATAGTACAACTGAACGTATTATAGATGTAAATTTTCCCTACCATCCAAAAGATATGGATATGACAATGTATAAAAAGGTAATGCAACCTCAATTATTTTTTGACTTTGATTTTTTAGAAAAAAAAGCAGTTGAACAAAGTTCTAAACCGTTTATTAAAGCATTAGAAAAAAAAATAAAATTTTATAAACAAGCTATTAATCAAAAAGGAGTAAAAGTTGTAATAACATCATTAGATTACCAAATGCAGGAAATGACTGACTTACCATACCTATACTATTTAGAAGGTGAAGCCTATATACCTATATCTTCTAAATACCCTGAAATACAAGACCGACATCCAACTTATGAGTCTAATAAACTCATGGCTGAAAAAGTGTCAAATGTAGTTGCAAAACTTTATCATAGAATTTAATGAGCACAAAAAAATTTGTAGATAGTAATAACAGGTTTATTTACCAGGGAACTCCATTTAAAGAATTTACCGGTAAAGTATTGGGTATACCTAACTCAAAAGGTGTAATTAAAAAAATAAAAGAAAAAGGTACCCCACAGCATCCTGGAGAATTAGTCTATGAATATGAAATTAATTTTAACAATGAAGGATTAAGAAAAACCCCCACTAACATAATAGGTAGAGAAAAGCATAGTATATTTTTTGGTGATTCACAAGTTATAGGTGAAGGAGTAAATGATAATGAAACTATACCATACTACTTTTCTGATACTATGACCGATTATATACCTTATAACTATGGTTTTTTTCGTAACACATTACCAGAAGCATTTAATATAATTAAAAGTGTTGAATTTCAAAGTAAATTTAGGAATAAAATAGGCGAAGTAATTTATATTTACAGAGATGATTATGAAACTTATAGTGGTAATATAGATAATGTAAAAAGACAAATGGTTTTGATAAAAAAAATTAACCATTTAATTAGTAACATTTCAAAGCAGTTAAATTTTACTGTAGTAATACTGCCGCTGAGTTTTTCTTCAAGATCATTATATAGTCAATTAATAGATAACTGTATCAACGTAATAAATTTATTTTTTATTGATACTGGTTTTTTGACTAACGATCAATGTAGATATTTAGACGGTGGACATACTCCTGCAACAAATCAAATTATAAGTAAATATATAAGCAAGTACATTAACACAGGATATCACCCGGTAGATTATTTCAATAATGGTAAATTTACAGAGTATGAAGAATTATCTGATAGAATAGGTAAACAATCCTTTTTTATGCCATGTCTACAAGATGTACCTGAAGATGATTTGTGGGTAATAATTAAATCTATATCAAAAAATTACACAGGTATAAAAAACGATGACCTTTTTTATTTAGAACTTGGTACAGAGAAACACAGACAAAAGATGCAACTTATAAACAGTTTAAGAAAAGAAAATACTGTACCGGATACTATAGCTAAAGATTTTATTAATGGTAATTTTAGGTTAAGTAGAAAAAAAATATTTCAAAATAAAATATTTAAATCGCTAGATGACGACTATAAAAATATATTTACAGAACTTTACATAAATAACATTAATAATGAAGCAAATTAAATTAGAAAAAAACGAATTATTACAACTTAATAATATAAAAAATGCTAGGTCGAGTATCATTAATGAATTTGGCAAGATATCTATTATAGAGTTACAACTTTCCCAACGTAAAAACAATGCTGAAATAAATTTTGCTAAAATAGAAGAAGCTCAAGTAGACTTAGCAAAAAACTTGGAGGAAAAGTACGGAAAGGGCACTATAGATATCGATAGCGGGGTTTTTATACCATTAAAATAGTTTACGGTAACTTTAGTCTATTTATATATGTAGCACACTACCATAGGTTTGGTAGTTTTAGTATGCAATACGATATTTATAAGAGTACTCAATAATTTAACTTATATAACATGGCAGAAACATTAATCTCCCCAGGTGTATTAGCAAGAGAGAATGATATATCCTTTATCGCTCCACCAGCATTAGAAGCAGGAGCGGCTATCGTGGGACCAACAGTAAAAGGACCTGTTGAGCAACCTACAGTAGTTACATCATATGGAGAGTATCAAAAGATCTTTGGAACAACTTTCACGTCTGGTTCAACAAAACAGGAATATTTAACTTCACTTGCTGCAAAGTCATACTTTGGACAAGGAGGTAATTCATTATTAGTAGCAAGAGTTGTTACTGGATCATTTGCATCAGGAGACAGCACAACAGTTGCTGCTCAAACTGGTAGTATAACAGACCCATTCACTATACAAACTGTAAGTGAAGGAGCTATCCAAAATAGCCTTACTAGTTCTACATATAGTGGAGCAGTAATGGAAAACTCAGATGGTTCATTAAAATCTGGATCTGTAGACAATATCAGATGGGAAGTAGCAAACGTAAATACTAATAAAGGTACATTTAGCCTTCTCGTAAGAAGAGGTGATGATGCTTCTAAAAACAAAATTATTTTAGAAACTTGGAATGATTTATCATTAGATCCAAATTCTGAAAACTATATCGAATCTGTAATTGGTAATCAATCAACATCAGTAAATAAAGGAGAGTCTCAATATTATGTTCAAACTAGTGGTGAGTACGCTAATAAATCTAAATACATTAGAGTTTCTGCTGTAAACAAACAAACTTTAGATTACTTGAGCACAGATGGTGTGACTATTAATAATGATGCAGATGGAATTTCATTTAGTAATTCATTACCAACTAATCAATCAGGTTCATTCCATAGTGCAACAGGAGAGAATGTAACGGCTGGAATAGTACCTAATTACTTTAAAGATATTAACGGTACTAGAACGCAAGGATTACAAGGAGGAGAATATGCAGATGTACTTAACGTACTAGGAAACAAAGATGAATATGTATTCAACATTATTTCTGCACCAGGGTTAATATATGAGTTCGGTCTTCATTCTACTCAGTTAGATACAATGATTTCATTAGCAGAAACAAGAGGAGATTGTATTGCAGTAGTAGATTTACAAAACTATGGAGCAACTGTAGCTAATGTTACAAGTACAGCTAATAGTTTAAATTCATCTTATGGAGCTGCTTACTGGCCTTGGTTACAAACACAGTCTGGTACTGGTAAAAATGAATTCGTACCTGCTTCAGTTGTTATACCAGGAGTATATGCATTTACAGATGGAGCAGCAGCACCATGGTTTGCACCAGCAGGTCTTACTAGAGGTGGTATTCCAACAGTAATACAAGCAGAAAGAAAATTAACGAGATCTCAAAGAGACACGTTATATAGTGCTAATGTAAACCCAATAGCTACATTCCCAGGAAGTGGAATATCGGTATTTGGTCAAAAGACATTACAAAAGAAATCTTCAGCTCTTGATAGAGTAAACGTAAGAAGATTATTAATCGCTTTAAAGAAATTTATTGGCGATGTTTCAAGAGAATTAGTATTCGAACAAAACACTAACGTAACTAGAAATAGATTCTTAGCTCAAGTTAATCCATATTTAACTTCAGTTGTAGAGCAGCAAGGATTGTTTGCCTATAGAGTAGTAATGGATGATACTAATAACACATCAGATGTTATCGATCGTAATCAATTAATAGGTCAGATATTTATACAACCTGCAAGAACAGTAGAATTTGTAGTATTAGACTTTACAATTGAGCCTACAGGAGCAACATTTGGAGCATAATTTAATTTTTAGATATTTATAATAAAGAAATAAAATGGCAGTAGTAGATCCTAACGAAATAATGTTCAGAGCCTTTGAACCAAAGGTGCAAAATAGATTCTTAATGTTTGTAGACGGTGTACCATCGTTTATGATTAAGACAGCAGCTGGTCCAAATTTTACTGACAACGCAATAAAATTAGATCACCTTAATACCTACAGAAAAATAAGAGGTAAAAGAGAATGGGGTGATATCGATATGACTTTATATGATCCAATCACACCATCAGGTGCACAAGCAGTGATGGATTGGGCTAGATTATCATATGAATCAGTAACTGGTAGAGCTGGTTACTCAGACTTTTATAAAAAAGATCTTACATTACAAGTTTTAGGACCTGTAGGAGATATAGTAAGTGAGTGGGTGATTAAAGGAGCATTTATAACTAATATGGATCAAGGTGGATTTGATTGGGCTACTGATGAAACAGTAGAATTATCAGTCACTGTTGCAATGGACTACTGCGTATTGAACTTCTAATCACGCTACACTACATACCAAACTTAAAGAATCCTCCCTTCGGAGGGTTTTTTTTCTGCTTTATTCTCGCTATATTAATATAATATTAAGTCAAGTTTAAGAGAAGTTTAAGAAATCTTGACTATTTATTAATATAAATCCTTTTATATTATGAGAATACTAAGCAAAATTAGGTTAGTCCTAGCATTTGCGTTACTCATTCTAGGAATGATTACTTTACATGCTAAGGATAATGAAAATGAAAAAACTGCCAAGTATATGATTTACTTAGATATACGTGCAGAACTCGATGCTGGAGACTTAACTCTAGAAGAGGCCCAAAAGAAATGGCAAACAGCACTTAAAAAACTAAAGAAAGAAGAGGGTAAATAAACCCTCTTTTTTTGTTGGTTCCCATTTCAAAAGTTCTTATATTTATATAAAATACTAGTTATACATAATAAATTTTATGAGCTCAAACTTTACAATTCCAACAGAGACGGTCGAATTACCGTCAAAAGGATTATTATACCCTAAAGATTCTCCATTAGCAGATGGTAAAATAGAAATGAAATATATGACTGCTAAAGAAGAGGATATACTTACTAATCAGAACTATATACAAAAAGGTATAGTTATTGATAAATTACTTGAATCTCTTATTGTAACAAAAGTTAACTATAACGATTTACTTATAGGAGATAAAGATGCTTTACTTATAGCATCTAGAATATTAGGATATGGAAAAGATTACTCTTTTACTTATGCTGGGGAAAAAATTAGTGTAGATCTTACTCAAATTAAAAATAAAGAGTTAGATGAATCATTAATTAAAGATGGTAAAAATGAATTTGAATTTAAGTTACCAAGTACAGAAAATGTAATTACCTTTAAAATACTATCTCAGCAAGATGAAAAAAATATTCAAAGAGAAATAGATGGGTTGAAAAAAGTATCACCCAATTCTAATCAGGAACTTTCAACTAGAATGAAATACATGATTATTTCAATAAACGGTAAGACAGAAAGACCGTTAGTTAGGGAGTTTGTTGATAAGGCTTTTCTTGCTAGAGACGCAAGAGCATTCAGAGAGTACTATGCAACTATTGTGCCAGGAGTAGACACAACGATCTCACATGAGTTCGAAGATGGGATACAGGAGGATCTCGCTATTCCGATCAATGCTAACTTTCTTTGGCCTGACTTCGGAGTATAGATCTTCATTATTTTCACAAATTCACGAAATAGTATTCAATGGTCAAGGTGGATACGATTACGAGACCGTATATAATATGCCTATATGGTTACGTAACTTTACTTTTCAAAAGTTAAAAGACCATTACGATGCTTTAAATAAAAAGCAAAATAAAAAACCACCAAGTAAATCAACAACACCTTCTTGGGTAAGAGATGCTAAAGAAGCAGCTAAATCCGGAAAGAAACCTTCCTATACAGTAAAAAGATCATAACTTCATCTTTAACTATTTATAAAATATAATACTGTACAATGGCTACACCAGATACTAGAGAATTACAAAGGCTGATAAAACAACTTAATGAAGTTGAAAAGAGAATATCAGATATAAGTGGTAACCCTATCACTATTGCCTTTGATGGAGAATCTGATCCACAAAAAATTGCTGATCAATTCGGTTCGGTTGATAAAGCTATAAATTTTGTTAACAAATCTATAAAAAGAGCTAATACAGAATTAGAAACTTTTACTGGTGCTCTAGGAGATACTAGGTCTATAGTAAAAGATATAAATCTTGAATTACAAAGAATAAGCGATCCTGTAAAAAAAGCAAGACAAGCATTCGGTAGAATAGATAGTTTGGTACAGCAAATGACGTATAACCAAGCAGATTTAAATACGTTATCTGTTGAAGATATAAAAAATCAGAAGAAAAAATCTCAACTTTACTTTAATCAAATAAAACTCAGAAAAGAAGAGTTAAAAACTGCACGTTCACAGCAACAAGAAGAATTATCAGCAGCACAAGCAGCTTTTAAAAATGATCCATCTGAAAGAAATGAAAAAGCTGTAATAGCAAAAAGAAAAGAGTTAAATGCTACAAGAGAACTTTTAAGTATCGCTGAAGATAAAAACCTCGTTCAAGATAAAATAAACGATACATACAACGACCAGATAAAGAAAATAGAAAATATGAATTCTGGTTTAGGTATTTCTGGTAAGTTAGTTGAAGGTTTAGGTGGTGCTTTAGAAAAGCTAGGATTTAAAGGAATGGCCGCTGAGATAGATAAAGCTAAAGAAAAAATGAAAGAACTTTCTGTTGAATTATCAGAAGGTGGTGAAAAAGCAGTAGGCTTTAGCGGCAAAGTAAAAGTTTTAGCAGCAGGTTTATCTTCTTTAGGTACTTCATTGGCAGGTATATTTACCGACCCTTTATTCTACTTAGGTGTTTTCATGAAAGGAGTAAAAGCTCTAGGTAAACTATTTACACACATTGATAGTTCAGTTTCTAATGTAGGTAAAACATTAGGTCTATCTAGAGATTCAGCTCAACAGATGACTATGGCTATGAAATCAGCCGCTGCAGCATCTGGTGATACATTCTTGAATATGGATAGAATGTTAAATGCTCAATTAAGATTGTCAAGTACATTAGGTACAAATGTAAGGTTAACAGGAGAGCAATTAGGTAATCAAGCAAGATTAGCTGAATTTGTAGGTTTACAAGAAGATGAATTAGCTAATGTCTATACTGCATCTTTACTTACTGGTCAATCTCAAGAACAACTATATAACTCTGTAGTTGATACTAACGATAGTATATTTGCTTCAAATCAATTATTTAAAGAAGCAGCAGGTATTACTGGACAAATAGCATTAAATTTAGGTAATAACCCAGCAGCTATATCTAAAGCTGTTGCTGAGGCTAAAAGATTTGGCATAACTCTTGATAATGCAAGAGATATGGCAATGGGTACTCTTGATTTTGAGAATAGTATACAAAAAGAATTAGAAGCTCAAGTATTAACAGGTAAAGCCATTAATTTAAATAGAGCAAGAGAGTTAGCATTTGCAGGAGATTTTGAAGGTGCAATGGGCGAAATGCTTAGACAAGTTGAAGGGGTTAGTGAATTCCAAAATATGAACGTACTTGCTCAACAAGCTCTAGCAGAATCTATGGGTATGAGCGTTGATCAGTTGTCTAATGCGTTAGTTGCAAGAGAAAGAACAGAAAAAATTGAAGCAAGACAATTAGAACTTGAAAGACAAGGATTAGGTACTCGTGAAGCTTCTTTAAAAGCATTAAGAGAAAATCAAACAGTATCTGAAAGATTATCTAATGCTGCTGCAAAAATAGGAGATTTTTTTGGAGGAATAATTGCACCAGCTGTAGAGTTTGTTGCAGATAATTTAGAAACAGCAATGGCTTTATTTGGAGGTTTATTTGGTAATGCAAATAAAACGAAGGATGAGTTAGATAAAATGCAAGAACACATAGCTACTGCTACTCAAAAAGGAGAAGAATTAAAAAGTAAATTTTCAGGAGTAATAGATTTTGTAAAATCAATTGGAGCAGGCTTAAAGTCAGCTTTTGACACTGTAAAAGATAGCCCGGTATTACAAATTCTTGGAGGGTTAGTTGGAGGAGTAGCATTATTTAAAGGAGCTAAAAACTTATTTCAAGGTAAAGGTTTATTTGGTCAAAAATTAGGAGCGTCTGCTTCCAATCCGTTATATGTTACTATGGCAGGAGCTTCTATTGCTTCTGATATCGGTAGCAGTATATCAAAAACATTTAAAGGAAAAATGTTTAAAGGTCTTGCTACTGCATTAGGTGGTAAAAAGACTATGGCTGGTAGAGCCTTAAGAGGTATGGCCGCTAAGTCAATGGGTGGAGGGTTAGCTAAGACAGCTTTAAGAGGCGGTAGTAAAGCAGCTGGTAAATCAGTAGCAAAAGTAGCAGGTAAAGGTTTAGCTAAAGCAGCTGGTAAATCATTACTTAAAAAAATACCAATAGTAGGAGCATTGGCAGGTATAGGTTTCGGACTATCAAGAGCTATGAAAGGAGACTTCCTTGGAGCAGCAATGGAAGTAGGATCAGGTTTAGCTAGTACTATACCAGGAGTGGGAACAGCAGCATCAGTTGGTTTAGATGCAGCGTTAGCAGCAAGAGATGTTTACCAAGGTACTAGTAGAGGAGTAGATCCTCAAGGTACACAAACAATAGATACAGCTGATTTTGTAATTAAATCACTACCAGAAGATACATTAGCATTTGCAGGAGGAACGCAATTTGGAAAAGAAACTAACGACTTATTAAGACAGTTAATAGCTGCCGTTAACCAAGGTGGTGACGTAATAATGGACGGTAATAAGGTAGGATCTACTTTATCGTTAGCATCATATAAACTTTAATATTTATAATAAATTAATAATCATGGGAATACTTAAAAATCAATTAGGTTCTAATTTAGGACTAAAAGGAGAAACTCCTGAACTAAGATCAGGTGCATTAACAACATCTGAGCTTCATGCTCAAGGCAAACCAGCTGAATTAAAAGCAGATCATTCTATTTTTGATTTAGATGGAAAAACTCCTAACAAATATTTAGACGCAAAACCAGAATAATAAATGGGTCTTATCGATCTACAAACTGACTTAACTTCTCTGAAGTACGGAGATACTAAACCTATTGTTCGTCAAAAAATGGGTAATAAAATCTCCCAGGCTAGTGCGAGAGTAAGTGATGTTAAAAGAATAGCTGGTATACTTACTAGAGCTCCAGGAAAAAAGTTTGGATTTAACCAAGCTTTACTTGCAAAAGCTAAGATAGGTAATGCAGTTAGTAACAAACTAGGAAGTGGAGGTACTATAGCAGGTGCAGTATTAGCAGGCGTAGGTCAAGCATTAAAATCAGCAGTAGGTACTGGATTATTTTTATCAGCAAATGCTGCAAAAGCAGGTACTGGTTATCATAGTATAAATCCTTCTGTAGCAAATTCATATCTTGATGCATCTCAAGTACAACAAGACTCTAAAGTAACTAGTGGTGGTGAACCAGGTTTTTTAGATAAAGCAGTAAATGCAGTCTCACAGGTTGCAACAGCTATAGGAGCTCAAAGTGCTAATTACCATGCAGGTAAAGAAGTTTTAGGAGGAGCTAAAGAAGTATCTAAAGATACAGTTGAAAACCCTTTATATAAAGAATTTGGAGCAGATCAAGGTACTAAAGAAATAAAATATAGTGAAACTGAAACAGTTGATAAGTCTGGAACTGTATCAAAATCATTAACAACTAAACAAATTAGAAAAAAAGCTTTTGATAAAGATATAGAAGATAAAGAAAAATATTTATCAAGTGGTAAAAGCCTTAATCATATAAATTTTGGGAATAAATTTAGTAAAAGTGATTTACTAACAACCACTTCTTACTACCATGGAGATGGAGATGTTAGACAAGCATTAGATGTTTTAGCTGATTCTGGCGGACAAATAAGAGATATAATACCATTTACATTTAATTTTTACACTCCTGGAGAAGGAGATACAGATAAATTTTTATATTTTAGAGCATTATTAGATAGTATGTCTGATAGTTACACTGCTAACTGGAGCGGTATTAAGTATGTTGGTAGAGCAGAAGAATTTTTTACGTATACTGGTTTCGGTAGAACATTTAGTTTTGCATTTAAAGCAGCAGCTTTTTCAAAAAAACACCTGTATCCAATTTACCGTAAATTAAACCATTTAGTAGGAGGTACAGCTCCAACATACGGTGAAGGTGGGTTGTTTATGAGAGGAACTTTACTTAAATTAACTATAGGTGACTATATAAAAGAACAAAACGGATTTTTATCATCAGTTACTTTAACATGGAATAATGATTATCCATGGGAGATAGAAGGTGATTTAAGAGTACCTCATTTATTAGATGTGGCTTGTGAGTTTACACCAATACATACATTTAACCCAGAATTTGGAGTTGATGAAAAGAATTTTATAGGTACTGGAGCAGCGAGTGATACTTCTCCAGGATCAAGTGGAGATTTTAGTGCATTCACTGGAGAAAGTGCTACTTCAAACCCAAGTGATTTTAGTAGCTTTTTAGGTGGAGGATAATGGCAGATAGATATTCAAAAAATATAAAATTAAAATCCGAACAAGGAAGAAGGTATAGAATAAATTCTATATACCCTACCATACCTCCAACTGCTAATGATACATACATTATTACCACAGGAGGTGATAGATATGATACCTTAGCACTACAGTTTTATAAAGATAGTAAGTTATGGTGGATTATTGCAGCAGCTAATAATTCTAAAAAAGATAGTCTAGCTGTTGAACCTGGAGTACAACTTAGAATACCAGCCAATCCATCCGTTGCTGTAAGTGAGTATAATAGGTTAAATAGTATTAGATAATGCCAATAGGAAGATCAATACCGACAGATTTAGTTCAAGCAATTGAAGCAAGGGAAAACTTATTTAAGAGTGATGAAAAAACTCCTGATAGTATTAAGTTTACTCATGGACGTTCTTCTTTTGCTGTAGTTAGATCATTAGTTAAGGTTGACGATAGTTACGACTTAGCTAAATCTGCAGTTCTTTCTTCAGGTACAGGAATTACTGGAAGAGCAGGAATAGATAGGGAATCTGATAAAAACTTATCTAATTCTGAAGCAGCTTATTATCAATCAGAGGTATATGGATTTAGACCTATGCCAGGTATTACTAATATTAACTCTACAGTACTTGGTGGATATGGAGCAGTTAGAAAAACCACTATAGGATTTAAAGCAAACTCATTAGCAGATTTAAATATACTAAGTACAGTATATATGCATTTTGGTGCTACACTATTAGTTGAGTTTGGACATACAGTTTATGTTTCAAAAGATGGAGAGATAAAAAACATGACACTTGGTGATTTAGTAAATTCTAAAGACCTATATACTTCCAAACCAACTTTAGGTAAGATAAGAAAACTTATATACGATTTATCTTCAGATAAAAACTACAACTATGAAGGTATAGTTGGATATGTAGATAATTTTGATTTTTCATTTAATGAAGACGGTACATATGATTGTTCTGTATCAATTAAATCTCATAACGGAGTTACAGATAGTCTTACTGTACCTTCTGTAATTGATAATATATCTAATTTTAAGACTGCAACTAAAGAAGGAGAACCCGAAGGAGATGTAGCTAGAGGGTGTAATAATTTAATTGATTTAGTTTGTAGTGGTTTAGAAAAGTATAATAAATCACAAGGTAAAGTAAACTTAAAAACACTTTTTGATGATGTTGGGTTAAGTAATTTTGAACAATGGACTAGTAAATATCATGCATATGTTTCTACTATACCTGTAGA